CGCGTCGCCGAATACTGGGTGAAGAAGCCGGTGAAGCGCCTGCTGGCGCTGATGCCGGACGGGCGCATCGACGACATCACCGACGACGGCGACAAGGCCGAGCGCTATCGCAAAGACGGCGTCCGGGTCGAGGAGCGCGAGAGCTTCACGATCTGCCGCTATCTGATCTCTTATCGCCAGATCCTCGAAGGCCCGGTGGAATGGCCCGGCCGCTATATCCCGATCGTGCGCTGCCCCGGTGAGGAAACCCGCATCGGTCGCAAAACCAAACGTCGCGGCATCATCCGCTTCGCCAAGGACGCGCAGCGCGCCTACAATTACGGCCGCTCGACCCAGACCGAGATCACCGCGCTGCAGCCGAAATCGCCGTTCATCGGCACGGAAGACAATTTCAAGGACTACCAGGCGTACTGGAATCTCGCGAACGTCAAGGCGTTCCCGTATCTGCCGTACAAGCCGGATCCGCGGAACAGCGGCGTCCCGCCGCAACGCGTGCAGCCACCGGTGTCGTCGCAGGGCGTGAACGAGACCGTTCTGCTGGCGGCCGAAGACATGAAGGGCGTGATCGGCATCTACGATTCGGCGCTCGGCGCGCAATCGAACGAGGTGAGCGGCCGCGCCATCATGGCGCGCGATCGTCAGGGCGACATCGGCTCGTTCGTCTATCAGGATAATTGGGGTCGGGCGATCCGCCACACCGCGACGATCGTGAACGATCTCATCCCGCACGTGTACGACGTCGAGCGCACGATCCGCATCCTCGGCGACGACGGCAAGGAAGAGCTGATCGCCATCAACAAGGCCGTGGCCGGCGACGGCCTGGAAGAGACCGAGCGCGTGCTCAACGACGTGGCGATCGGCGCTTACGACGTCGTGTTCCGTCCGGGTCCGAGCTTCTCGTCGCGGCGCGAGGAGGCGCGCGAAGGCATGATGGCGTTCCTGCAATCCTCGCCCAACGCCGCGCCGCTCGTGCTCGACCTGATCGCGGAGTCGCAGGACTGGCCGAACGCCGACAAGATCGGCAAGCGGCTCGAGCATCTGTTGCCCGATCCGATCCGCGCGCGCGAGGCGGCCGAACGCGGCGAGCCGTTGGCACCGCAGCCTCCGGATCCCGCGCAGGCGGCGGCGATGCAGGCCGCCGCGATGCGGCTGCAGGCGGAGCTGCAGCAGCTGCAGCTCGAGAACGAGGGGAAAGCGCTCGACAACGAGAAGCGCCGGATCGAGCTCGCCGCGATGGTGCGCGACAGACAGGCGGCGGCCGGCGTCGCGGACAGCGGCCATGCATAGCCGGCCGACAAAGTCGTGCCGTCAGCGTGAACGGGAATCGAAGCGGATCGGGCAGCTCGCCATGCCGCGGATGACCAGCGAGTCGGTCCAGGCTGGTTCGGCGTCCTTGAGGACGATGTTGCTCAACCGCTCGACCAGGATCGGCAGGGCCACCTCGCCTTCGAGGCGGGCAAGATGTGCGCCGAGGCACAGATGGATGCCCGAGCCGAAGGCAAGCTGCCGGTTGGCTTCGGGCCGGCGCAGGTCGAGCCGCTCCGGCGTCGCGAACACGGTCGCATCATGATTGGCGCCCGCGATGAACAGATAAGCGCGTTCGCCTTTTGTCAGCCGCCGTCCGGCGAGGTCGAGGTCGGCATTCACGATCCGCAGCTGGGCGATACTGGGACCCTCCCAGCGCAGAAGTTCATTGAGGGCATTGCGCAAGAAGGGCGGATTGCTCCAGTGGGACCGGAAGTCCGCATGCTGATCCGGATGGCGCACAAGCGACCAGAACGCGTTGGCGAGGAAGTGCGTCGTCGTCTCGTGTCCGGCGAAAAGCAAGAGGACGCAGGAGGCGAGCAGCTCTTCGAGCGAGAGCCTGTCTTCGCCGTCATGCGCCGCAATCAGGTCGTCGATGATGTCCTGCCCGGGCGTGCGGCGGCGCTGTTCGACAAGGGCGGCGAAGTAGTCAAGCATGGCGGCGAGGCTTGCGGCCGCGACGGCGTATTTGTCGGACCGGATCCGCGCAGACAGGACGAAGGTCGCCAGATCGTCGGACCAGCGCTTGAGGTCGTCGACGTCCTCGCGCGGCACGCCGAGCATGTCCGCAATGACCGTCGCCGGCAGTGGATATGCGAAATCGGCGATAACATCCATTTGGCCGGCGCCGGCGACCCGGTCGAGCAGGTCATGGACGATGCCGGCGATGCCGGGGCGCAGAGCCTCGACGGCACGGCGCGTGAACGCCTTCGCAACGAGGTCGCGCAAGCGCGTGTGGCTTGGCGGATCGTTGAATACCATCCAAAGGCTAAGGCAATCGCCAAGCACGACGACATCGTCCTTGCGCGCCCGGCTTTGCGCTGCGACGAAGGGACGGATGCGGTCGGAGGAGAACCGATCATCCTTGAACGCACGCTCCACGTCGGCAAACGTGGTGAGACACCAGGCGCCGAGTCGGTCATTCCAATGAACCGGATCGGCGTGATGAAGACGCCGCAGCAGCGTGTACGGATCGCGAATTGCAGCGGGACTGGCAAAATCGACCTGCTGAGCCGTCATTCTTTGCTCTCCGGCCAGACGTCCCGTGTGGCATCGCGCCCATCATGACGCAAATGCCCACTGAAGCGATATCCGGAATGGCGCCCGGGCAGTCGGCGTCCTTTTTATACTAGTCCCGCGGGCCATCCCGCGTCCCACTTCGCCGTGCAGGCGTCCGACGACCGGGCGCCGCCGCGTTTCGAAGAGAGCCGCCCTCCGGGCGGCTTTTTGTCTTCCTGCCAAGGAGTATCCGAGATGGTTGAAAACCAGTCCTTTGCGCCGGCCGAAAACGCGCCTGCCGCTGGCGAAGCTTCAACGCCTGCCGATTCCTTCGGGGAGACGCAGGCGCAATGGGCAGAGACGCCGGAGGAGCCCGCGCTGCAGGATGCTGCGTTCGGCGACAACGGCGAAGCGGATGAGGAACGAGGTAAGCGGCCCTCGCGCTCGCAGCGTTTGCAGCGCAAGGCGCAGCTTCTCGCGGCCGAGAACGAGCAGTTGCGCCGCGAGCTTGGCGCCGGCGTGCGTCCCGCGTGGGATGCCGCGGCGCATATGAGCGGTGGCGAACAGCCGCCGCGGGAAGCCGATTTCAACGGCGATCAGCTCGCATATCTGCGGGCGCACCAGGCCTTCGGCCTGAGGCAGGCGGCACGCGAGGCGGTACGATCGCAAGTCGAGCGAGAGCATGCGCACCGCGCCGCCGCGTATGAAGCCGCGGACCACCGTGAGCGCGTCGTTGCGCATTACGAGCGGGTCGACGAGCTGAAGGATCGCGTCGGCGACTTCGACGACACGATGAAGGTCGCCGCCACGATCAACCTGCGGCCCGACGTCGCACGGGAAATCCTCGGTTCGGAGAAATCCGCCCTCATCCAGTATCACCTTGCCAAGAATCCCGACAAAGCGCGCGAGCTGAACGGCCTGTCGAGCCGCGAACTCGTGCGCGCCATCGGGCGTCTGGAAGGCGCGGTCCGTCTGCCCGCCGCGCGACGCGCAACCTGGGCGACGCCGCCCGTGCATCCGCTCACCGGCGCCACGTCTGCATCCTTCGATCCGTTCAAGGCCGAGATGGATGAATTCGCGGCGCACTGGAACGCGCGGGAAGCCGCACGACGGCGCGCCTGAAATCATCCACCGATCGGCCCGCCTGAGACGGGCCGTCACAGCGCGGAGCGCAGGCTCCGCGAGAAGGACAAACGATGGCTCAGAATGTGTTGACCGCGGACGTCATCGCCAAGGCGGCGCTGATGGTCCTCGAGAACAATCTCATCGGCGCGAACCTGGTCTATCGCGGCTATGAGGACGAGTTCGACCGCAACGGCTACAAGATCGGCGATACCGTGATGGTGCGCCGCCCGGCGCAGTTCACGGTCCGCCGCGGCGAGACCGCGCAGATCCAGGAAGTGAAGGAAGGCAAGTTCCCGATCACCGTCAACATCCTCGACGGCGTGGACTTCAAGTTCTCCTCGACCGACCTGACGCTGCGCATCGAAGACCTCGCCGAGCGGGTGATGAAGCCCGCGCTGCTGCAACTCGCGAACAACATCGATATGGAGGTGTGGAAGCTCTACAAGTCCGTACCGAGCTGGGCCGGCACGCCGGGCCAGACCATCAACAGCTTCGCGGACTTCGGCAAGGGCCCGGAGCGGCTCGACAAGATGGCGGTGCCGCAGGACGAGCGCGCCGGCGTCATGTCGGCGACCGACTACTGGGGCATGCTCGGCTCGCAGACCTCGTTGTTCATGCAGAGTCCGGCGGGAGATGCCTATCGCCGCGCCAAGCTCGGCATGATCGGCAACGTCGACACCTACATGGCGCAGAACGTGCAGACGCACATCGTGGGCGACGCGGCCGGAACCGGCACGCCGCTGGTCAACGGCGGCAATCAGGGCGTCACGTACGAGTCCGTGAAGGACACCAATACGCAGAACCTGATCGTCGACGGCTTCGGCAACAGCAAGACGCTGAAGCAGGGTGACGTGTTCACCATCGCCAATGTGTTCGCGATCAATCCGGTCACCAGGGCGACGGAGGACTATCTCCAGCAGTTCGTCGTGATGTCCGACACGCTGACGCATGCGGCGGGCGGCGACACCACGATCTCGATCTCGCCGGCGATCATCACGTCGGGTGCGTTTCAGACGGTTTCTGCCGCGCCCGCTGACAATGCCGCCGTCACGGTGCTCGGCACGGCCTTGACCGGCTACAAGCAGAACCTGGTGTTCCACAAGAACGCCTTTGCGCTGACGATGGTGCCGCTCGAGCTTCCCGCCGGCGCAAGCGGCGCCGCGCGGCGCAGCTACAACGGCCTGTCGGTGCGCGTGGTGCCGACCTGGGACGGCGTGAACAACACGTCGTTCTGGCGGCTCGACGTGCTCTACGGCGTCAAGGCGATCGACACGCGGCTCGCGACCCGCCTGTCCGGCACGCCGTAATCATCAACCCGAAACAGACGCGCTGCCGGCACGGGCTATCGCTCGTGCCGGTTCGCGCGTCGCATGAGGAGAAGACACAATGCCAGTTCGTCAGCTTTCCGACGGCTCGCCCGACGGCCAGTCGCTCGGGCAGTCCACCTCCGACAAGGTGAGCCTCTACGGCGTTGCGCCGATCGCGCAACGCGCCGGCGCCGCACAAGCCACCTCGCTGGTCGGCACGGCGTCGTCCACGGCGGTCGACACCAACACCAAGGCGGCGATCGTCGAGATCATGAACACGCTGAGCGCGCTTGGGGCGTGGAAGGGCTCGGCCTAGACACCGCGACGGGCGGCGCGCTGGAGCGATCCGGCGCGCCGCGGCACTGTCCGACACGGCTTCGACACTCAATGAACCGAGAGCACCGAAGTGATGCAGCGGGTATTCTACGACATGGTGGGACGCGATTTCCTGCCGCCACAGGGCGTGACGCTCGCTACCTTGGGCGTGCCGCCGTATTCGCCGCCATCTGAAGACTGGGACGGTGAGGATCCGGCTTCGCTTGGCGCCGAGGCGTCTGGCCCTGCTGACGTGAGCCCATTTGCCGCAATGCCGTGGGCCGCGCCCGAAACTGGAGCGCCGGGCGCAGGGATCTCCTTCGTCGATATGGTCCGAGCGATCAGTCCCGTAGCTCAGCCGGAAGCCTGGCGCGAGGACAATCGCGCGCCGTTCTGGCTTCCGGACGACGCGCGTGCGCAGTCGGGCCCCTCATCCGATGACTACGTCAGAATAATCGATCCGCGCGTCAATCCGGATATCTGGCGCGAGCACAGCGCATCGCAATACGCGGGGTGGGACAACCTCGACAGCTATCCCGTCCCGCACGATCCGCGCGCCGCCGCGTTAGGTGCATTCCGCATTCCCGGCTTGCCGGACGACGCAACCGGATGGGGCCTGCGCGAGAGGTCGCAAGCTGGCGTCGATGACATTGTGCCGGTTCTGCTTGCAAGCCGATGGGGGCGGGACATACTCGCAAAGGTCTGGAAAGCGATCGGAGGGGTACCAGGAGGCAGGCGTCCTGACGGGCCGCCGGCGTCGGCTCCCACAGGACGCAAGGGATACCCCTTGGGTAGTCACAACCCGCCATCGCGCAACCCTCCCGGAAAACTCAATGATCAGCCGTCGTCAGGCCATGCGTTCGACAAAATGCAGGACGAGGGGTTGATGCCGAGCGTCGTGGACCAGGCGCGCCGTCAAGGAAATCCGAAACCGGGCAAATTGCCCGGGACGACCCGTTACTATGATAAAATAAACGACGTGTCAGTGGTTGTAGATGATAAAACCGGGGGAGTCATAACCACGTACTACGGGGATAAGTGAACATGTCGGATTACGATCAAAGGCAATATCGCCGTATGCTTCACACATTAGGCTGCATTGAAAGTGGTGATTTTGCTTCAGAATTGGTGGCAGATCTCACCGCTCTCCTTGGCGCGCTGGAAAGCCCAGATACGTCTTGGGCGCGCGAGTTCCAAAGTGGCCTCGCGGGGCTGGAAGAGGACGTCTCGGTTGCGATCTTCAGACAGCATGATGAGGGCGACAGCGCGTCAAACAACGAGGTGTCGTTTGACGAAGAGACGGCCGGGAGTTTGCGTGCGCTGGCGGCTCGACTAAAGCTGCTAGTTCTTGCGAAAATCGAAGGACCGGTAGACGACATGCCCGGTATCGATTGAACGACTTATGGGTGGGACAGTGCTCGTTTGCCGTTTGGCCGGTGCCGCAATCAGAGCAGAAGTTCGCGCGCTGTGTGGTTTGCCTAACCGCATCTCATCTAGGTGAATGGTCGCGGCGGCCGGCTGATCAAGGCGTCGATTGAACGGCATATTGCCGGCCGGCGTTCGCAGCACAGGAAATGTCATGTCTATTGGTCTGAGCCGCGCTCCCGCGGAGCGCGCATGAAAGTCGTCTTCGCGACGCCCTCACTGCATGGTCCAACGGCCCCGTACATCAGCGCGTTAGAGCAATCCATCCCGCTGGTGACGGGTGCTGGCTGGGACGAGGCCTACGTCCAGGAGGTCGGCTGTCCTTATATATCGGCGGCGCGCGCCACGATGACACGCCGCGCGCTCGATGCCGGCGCCGATGTGATCGTCTATCTCGACTACGATCTCTCCTGGAAGCCGGACGATCTGCTCATGCTTGTTGAAACGCCAGGCGACGTCGTCGCCGGCACCTACCGCTTCAAGAAGGACGAGGAAGAATACATGGGCGTCGTGCGCGTCGGCGCGGACGGCCGCCCCGTGGTGCGCAGCAATGGCACACTTGCCGCAACGCGCGTGCCGGCGGGCTTTCTTAAGATCACGCGCGAAGCGATCAACCGCTTCATGGAGGCCTATCCCGATCTGTGCTTCGGGCCGCGCTTCAATCTCTCGGTCGATCTGTTCAACCACGGCGCCCACAAGGGCGTGTGGTGGGGCGAGGACTACGCGTTCTGCCGCAACTGGTGCGAGGCAGGTGGCGAGATCGAGCTCGTTCCCGATCTCGACATCACGCACCACGCGTCTGACCGCGCCTATCCCGGCAATTTCCACCAATTCCTGCTGCGCCAGCCGCAGCCCAGAGAGCAGAGCAATGGCTGAGTTATTCCGCACCCGCGACGATCTGATCGACGAGGCGCTGACGAACCTGTTCGCCGATGGCGGGGCAGGGCAGGCGCCTGACGCTGAGAGTCAGGCGACGGTCGATCGCAAGGTCGACGGTCTGCTCGCCGAGCTACGCGCACGCGAGATCTGCGATGTCGTGAACGATCAGCAGATCCCGACCGCGTGGTTCAACCCGCTTGCCGAGCTGCTGGCGAACGAATGCGCGACCGCGTTCGGTGCGCAGAAATCCGCCGCGTTGCGCGAGGACGCGATGGCGCGGCTGAAGGACATGGCGCGTAACGAGCCGATGCGGCTGCTCGGGACCGATCCGATGTTGCGCGCCGGCGCGCGGGGGTACTGATGGCCTCGCTTGCCGATCTCGACCTGCCTCCTGATGGCGTGACGCTGGCGGATATCGGGCGCCTCCCGCCCATCGCTCCCATCCCGCGGTACGCGAGCGAGACGTTCCGACCGCAGTAAGAGCTGCCACCCTGGTGGACCTCGACCGCGGAGATGCGCACTTCGCCCGAAGCGCCGTCGGACATTTACAACCGCAACGTAACAGAAACGCTGCTCTCCGCTGGCGTCCCGACCCGCGTTGCCGAACAGCTCGGGCCGAAGCTCGGCGGTGCGTTGCAAATGGTCTCGCCGGTCGGAATCGTAACTTCGGCCGAGGACGCCGTGTATCACGCGGGCCGTGGCGAATATCTGCCGATGACGGTGGCGGCGCTCGGTGCGGTTCCGGGAGCCGGAAAGCTTGGGGGCAAGGCGATCGGCCGCGCCGGAAAGGCCATTGCCGAAGCGCTACCCATGGACGAGGCCAGCCGAATGGCGCGAGCAAAGGAAATGGGGTTCTTCACCGACGCGCCGGTCTACCATGGGACGGCTACGGAGTTTCCGGCTTTTTCCCTAACACCGCCCGCCCGAAACTCTCACGGTCCATTGGCTCAAACAGGAGTTTCGACGACAAGAGACCCCGCTTACGCATCCGACTTTGCCGCTCTATCTGCTCGTCTAGGGACAGGTTCTTCTCCACAGGTATTGCCTCTTGTTCTCCGGGCAGAAAAACCGGCCCGGATCGACGCGACTGGTTTGTCTCTGGAGGAGATGGCGGTGGCGGTTCGCGACGCATGGGCGGCGGGCCATGATGCAATGTTGATCCAAAATTATACCAGAGGCGCCTTCGAAAAGGTAGCACCGACCGACCACGTTATCGTCAGGAATCCCAATCAGCTGCGCTCCCGCTTTGCGGCCTTCGATCCAAGCAAGCGCGACTTAAACGACCTGCTCGCTGGTATTGCACTGCCCGGTATGGTCGGCGCCGGCGCCATTCTCGACGCCGCGTCACAGGACCAGGGACAGTAAATGGGCGCCGTCCCGTTTAACGACCGGCAGATTCCGACCGCGTGGTTCAACCCGCTCGTCGGGCTGCTGGCGAACGAATGCGCGACCGCGTTCGGTGCGCAGAAATCCCCCGCGTTGCGAGGGAGCGCGAGGAGCGCGACGGGCCGTTGAAGGGTGCGGCGCTCGAAGCCTACAAAGCGGAATTTTGGAGCCTGATGCGAGAAGTTAACGAAGAGGAAAAGCGCACAGGGATCACCAAGCCGGGCTGGATCGTCATCGGCAAGGGACACACGGTCCATCGCCTGGTCCGCAAGGTTTCGCCTGACATGATCCGGGATGTATCTCGGGCGCAGGATGTACTTCGGCGGCGGCGGGGCAAGCGCTCGTCGTAGCGGCCGCGACCGTACATCTGCTGCCCGGGACGCAGCCTAGGCACCTTGTCGAACGCACTGTGTGTTGACCGCCGAGCGAGTGCGCGTTGCGCACGCTTTCTGTCGCTCTTTTCCTTTGGAGAAGTCATGGCCATTCTCGACGCCTTCACGGGCGGCGCCGGGCAAGCGTTGTCCGAATGCTCGCCCAGCGCGCAAATCCAATCGATCGGCGACACGCGGGGCAGCCGATGACTGCCGTCCCGTTTCCCGTCACCTCCGCGCCGGGCGCGCGGCCGCAGGAAAGCGCCGGCCGGCTCGTCAACGCCTATGCGGTGAAGACAGAGCAGGGCGCGCGCGGGCCGCTGAAATGGGTACGCGCACCGGGCCTGCGCGAGCTGGTGACTGTCGATGGTCGCACGGGCTTCCGCGGCTTCATCGAGATCAACGGCAATGTGCTGGCGGCGCTGGAAGACCGCGCGGTGCTGATCGCGAAAGCGGGCAGTGTCACGAGCGTGACCGATCTCGGCGCGCTCGACGGCACCGGGCTCGTCACCATCGCGAAGAACAATGCCGCACCCGTCGCCGACACCGTGGCGGTGACCGAAGAGGGCGCGTTCAATCTTTACACCGACGACGTGCCGGACAACTTCGCCGATGCGGACCTGCCGCAGCCGAACAGCGTAAGCGGCGTGAAGGGATACTTCGCCTTCACGATCGCGGACGGACGGCTGTTCGCGAGCGACCTGAATTCTGTCAACCTGAATTCGCTGAGCTTCGCGACGGCGCCGGGACATCTGTTGCGCGGTGTCGCCTATCGCGACGAGTGGTTCGTGTTCGGCGACAATTTCTGCCAGGTCTATCGCGACGCGGGCCTTTCGCCGTTCCCGTTCGACCTCGTCGCCACGATCCCGATCGGGTTAGCGGGCACACATGCAATCGCCGGATGGGAGCCGGGCTTCACCGGCACGATGGCGTGGGCGGCGCAGGACGACGTCGTCTACAAGCTCAACGGTTACACGCCGCAGCCGGTCTCGACCGAGGACGTGTCGCGCGACATCGCGGCCACGCCCGACAAGAGCGTGCTCGAAGCGTCCGTGTACATGTCGAACGGCAATGCCTTCTGGGTGCTGACGCGTCCGGGATTGTGGAGCTGGATGCTCAATCTCACGACCGGCACGTGGGCGCAGCGCATATCGTACGATCAGGAGAGCTGGCGTGCCGCGCGCACCGTGAAAGCCTTCTCGACCTGGCTCGCCGGCGATCGCGGCAGCGGCAAGCTGTTCGAGATCGGCGCGGATATTTTTCGCGAAGGCGACGATCCGCTTGTGTTCGAGGTCGTGTCGGGCGCGGTGCTCTCGTCGCCCAATCGCCTCGCGATCGGCCGCCTCGACGTCGACATGGTCGCGGCGGCCGGGCGTGCGGCGGGCGAAGAGAACGAGAGCGACCCGCAGGTCGAGATCTCGTGGTCGCTCGACGGCGGCTATCGCTGGAGCAGCCCGGTGTTCCGCGCGATCGGCCGGGAAGGCGAATCGCGCAAGACGATTTCGGTCAACCGGCTGGGCCTCGCCGGGCCGAAGGGCATCATGATCAAGCTGCGCGTCTCCGATCCCGTGCACGTCACGCTGTTCGGCGCGGCTTTGACGCTGATCGAAACAAGGACACCGAAGTGATGCAGCGCGCATACGAGCGGTGTGATGGCAGCGCACCGCGAAGCAAATAGGAGCAAGACACATGGGCCTTTTCGATGCATTCACCGGCGCCCCCGCGGAAGCGGCGGCGGAAGCCTCGCGCAACTATCTCGGCACCGCGCAGAACAACCTGATCAATGCGACGGCGTTGACGCGCGATCAGATCGAGCGGCTGCTGCTCGCCGGATACGCGAACGCGGGCGGCCATCTCGGCGCAGCCTATGACGCCGCGGGCGACGCGCTGCGCGGGGGTGCCGACAGCGCGCTCGGCTATATCGATGCCGGCCTGGGCGACGCGCGGCAGACGCTGCAGGCTGCGCGGGGCGACCTGACCGCGAACGGCGGCGCCTACGCGCCGCTTGGCGAACTCGCGGATCGCTACGGCGAGGGATCGCGGCTCTATGCCGACGCGTTGGGGATCAACGGGGCGGAAGGAGCGGCGCGCGCCAGAGCGGCGTTCCAGGGCGGGCCGGGGTGGACGACGCAGCTCGATACGTCGCTCGACGCGCTCAACCGGCGGCGCAATGCCGCGGGCTCGCTGTTCTCCGGCAATGCCGACGCGGACGCGATCAAGCTCGGCAGCGACTACGCCGACAAGGGATGGCAGCAATGGCTTGCCGGCCTGTCGCCCTACAATCAGCTCGAGTCGAGCGCGACCTCCGCTGCCGCGACTGGCAATGCCGGCATCAACAGCACGCTCGCCAATCTCGGAGTTACTGAGGCGAACCTGCGCAACGATGCCGGAAAGACGCGCGCGACCATCGCGACGAACGAGGGCGTCTCGCTCGCCGATATCGCAAACCGCTACTACGGGGGGCTTGCGGGCCTCGATACCGGGGGAGCCACGGCAGTTGGCGCGAACATCGCCGATGCGAACAAGTCCGCGATCGGCATCGGCACGAACTTCGCGCCACAGATCACCAAGACCTACAAGGACGCGGCCGATGCCGAGATTGCGGGCAGCGGCTTGTTCTGGAAACTGCGCCAGGATTTGGAGAAGTCCTTGATCAACGGCGCCGGGCGGGGCGGCCAACCCTGGTGAACGGCTCAGTGAACGCCAAAAAGGCCTGTCGCGCGTAGAGCGGCAGCGCGGCCCGCTCCCGCTATACCCGCTCGTCCAGACAAGATTTGGCGCATTCGCCGGGCGCATCCCGCTTTGAATCGGGCAACTGCCGCCCGCTCTCTTACCCATTCTGGAGTTTCGCATGGGCATTCTCTGGCCTCACTCGAATACGGTCGCGCGCACGAATGCAGACCGGCGTGCGCCCGGCGCATTTGCGTATTTCTTCGAAGCCGGCACCACGACGCCGCGCACGACCTTTCAGGATGCCGACCTGACCACGCCGCACGCGCATCCGGTGGTCGCGGATGCGTATGGCCGCTTCCCGGCCGTCTTCATCGATTTCGGGTCCTATCGCGAGCGGGTGAAGACAGCGGGAAACACCCAGCTGTGGGATACCGACGACATTCCGAACCCGGCGCCACCCGATGCGACAGAGGGCGTGCCGGATGAGCAGTTGCTCCAGACCGGCGAGGTGTTCTTCAAATTCGCGAATGGCGTTCGCACCGGCGCGGTGCGTGCGAATGGCCGCAAGATCGGCAACGCCGTCTCGGGCGCCGACGAGCGCGCCAATGCGGACTGCGAGAAGCTGTTTATCGAACTCTACCAGTCGATGGATAACACCGCCTGCCCGGTCTTGCCCGGTGGACGCGGCGCCAATGCGGCGGCCGACTTTGCGGCGAACAAGACGATCACGCTGCCGGACCTGCGCGGGCGCACGCCGTTTGGCCTCGAGACCATGGGCGCGGCGGCGGCGGGGCGCATGTCGCCGCTGGTGCCGGGCTATACCGCATCAAGCGACGGCGTAAGCGGTGCCGGCCTGCCGGGTTATGCGGTCGGGCTCAATACGCACACGCTGACGACCGGTGAATTAGCCTCACATACGCATGGGCTGGCCAGCATCACGGTCGGCGGCGCCGGTGCCCATACCCATACGGCGACCACGACCACGACCGGCAGCGCGCACGGTCATACGATCAACGTCACCGATCCAACGCACCAGCACTCCCTCACGGTACCACTCAGTACAACGGTGAGTTTCAGCGGGTTTGCTGGCACTGGTGGACAGGCTTGGTTTGGCACCGCCGCCGGTTCCGTAAACAGCTCAACTACCGGCATCACTGCCGCTACGAACGGCAGCGACGGCACGCACACGCACACGATTAACACGACCAGCGATCCAGGCAATCACACACACACGCTGTCCGGCAACGTCGATGCAAACGGCTCCGGC